AACTGCTTAAAATTGCTTTTTCATAACAATTTAATAAAATGTTGATATAATAGGAATACTATGGAAATTTCTAAGGCAAATTGGATTTCCCAGGGTAATGATTTACGCATCTCAATGCCTATTGCAAAAGTAGATAAAGAACGTAGAATTGTTTCTGGATTTGCCACACTAGATAATGTTGATAAGCAAGGTGACATTGTTCCTTCTGAAGCAAGTATCAAGGCTTTTGAAAGATTTCGTGGCAATATTAGGGAAATGCACCAGCCCATTGCGGTAGGAAAACTTGTCTCTTTTAAAGAAGATTCATTTTTTGATGTAGAAAGTGGACAAACCTATAAAGGTGTTTTTGTATCAGCATATGTAAGCAAGGGTGCTCAGGATACATGGGAAAAGGTTCTTGACAGAACTTTAACAGGTTTCTCAATTGGTGGATCTATAGTTGATTATGAAGATTCATTTGATGAGGATATGAAAAAGTCAATTCGTATTATTAAAGAATATGACCTAAGCGAATTATCTCTGGTAGATAATCCTGCAAACCAATATGCCAATGTCATTAGTATTGAAAAGGGTCACCAGGGCGGTTATCTCGCTAAGGCTCTTATTGAAAACGTATTTTGGTGCAAGGAAGATGATCTTGTCCAGTTACAATCTGGAAGTACCTCCGACTGCCCACAATGCAACAAAGGTATGCAAAATATTGGTTTTGTAGAAACTAATGACGCAGATAAGGCAGATGTAGTTAAGAGTTTAATTACTACTATTAAAAATGATGTAAAGGAGGTAAGCGATATGAAGAAGACAGTACAAGCAGTTCCAGAAACTCCAGAAGTTGCTGTTGAATCACAAGATAAGTTTGGCATTGTAGAGAAATCAGAAGATGCCGCTGTTGCAGAGGTTGCTGAGGCTCCAGTTGTTGAAGATGCTGTTGAAAAAGCAGCAGCAACAATCGAAGTAGAGCAGCCAGAAACAGAAACTGAAGATGAAATGGCAGATGAGGAAGATGAAGGAATGGTAGATAGCATGGACAAGGTTCAAACTGTAGAAGAGGAAAAGTCTGTACAACCATCTATAGATGATTTTAAAGAGTCCATTGAAGCAACAAAGGCATTGGCAAATGAAATGTCTTCTGCCATGAATTTGCTTGCTGAAACAATTAAGGCAGTTAATGCTAAGGTTGAGGAACTAAATAAAACAGTTTCTGGTGTTCAGCAAGAGTTTGCTGGAATGAAAGATGAGTTTGGAAAGCGTGTTGATGCTGTAGAGAAGGATACCGCTTTCCGCAAGTCTGGCGATCTTGGCGAGGTCGTTCAGGAGCCAATTTTTAAGGCTCAAAGAAATCAATCACTATGGGGCGGTCGTTTCCTCACAAAGTCCGACCTATTTGTATAATCGAAAAAAGAAATTCAGGAGGTGAAAATAATGTCAGAAGAAATTCTTAAGAATCAACCTAGCGATACAGGCGAGTACGGTCATCCAAACCCAGGTCTATACCAGGGTCAAGGTGCCGTAGCCGCAGGTGGAGTTGGAACTGTTTCAGATCCAGCACCTGGCGTATTGGGAAATATTCCTAACGCTAATTATGGTGATACAACAGGCCCAAACGCAGTTAACCCAACTGGTGTAGCAAGTGGTCTACTAAATCCAGAGCAGGCTAATCGTTTCATCGACTATGTATGGGACGCAACTGTTCTAGCCAATGATGGACGCAGAGTTACAATGCGTGCAAACACAATGGAAATTGAGAAGGTTAACGTTGGCGAGCGTGTAATTCGTGCTGCTGCTCAGGCACTCGGTACATACGAAAATGCTGGCGCAACTTTCACAAAGGTAGAACTCACAACAAAGAAGATTCGCCTAGATTGGGAAGTTTCAACAGAATCATTGGAAGACAATATCGAAGGTTCAGCACTTGAAGATCATCTCGTTCGCTTGATGACAAGTGCATTTGCTAACGATATTGAAGATCTTGCTATCAACGGAAACGGTGGTGCTGATCCATTCCTAGGAATTATGAATGGTTTTGTTAACCAAGTTAAGACAACTGGTGATGCTCATGAGGCAGTAGTTTCTGTTTCAGGCAACGCTTGGACACCAGAGGTAATGCAAGAGATTATCTATGCACTACCTCGCAAGTATCGTGCAATCAAGAATAACCTAAAGTTCTACGCTGGTACAGATACCTTTGCTGGAATCGTTGCAAACAACGGTACACTTGCTGATGCTATTGCAGAAGCATTTGCTCCACGCAATGCTGGTACAGAGGTGAACCGTCAGGCTTACCTTGATGGACAGGCTCAGACCTTTGGTACTGCACGCACTACTCGCGTTCTTGGTGTTCAGGTTCTAGAAGTACCTTACTACCCAGCAGATTATGTAGATCTTACATTCCCTGCAAACCGTGTATGGGGCTTCCAGAGAGATATCACTGTAAACCGTGAGTACATGGCCAAGAAGGACACAATTGAATACACAGTATTCGTTCGTTTTGGTCTTACATGGGAAGAACTAGATGCAGTTGCTTATGCAGATGTATCTGGAGCAGGTTCCTGATAATTAAATATATACGTTTGTTGGGGGCAGGGAAACCTGCCCCCACAAGCATATTCTGATATAATTAGCAAAAGGAGGGTCGTAATGACTGATTTTACAACAATGACAATTGCCGAAATCAAAACATATGCAGAAAATAATAATATTGATATATCTGGAGTAAGAACAAAGGCTGAAATTATTGGTAAGATTGTTGGTTTTCAAGCAAAGGTAAATGCTGATGAAGAAAGACCAGCAAATATTATTGAATCTAAGTCAATTCGTACAGAACCAAGAGTTCCTGTATCTTCAACTACAACAAACAATAATAATGTTGTGTCATCACGATCAGCAGAAAATAGTTTTCAAAAAATTATAAAGGAAGAAAAGACAAATATTAAAACTGCTTTATATTCTAACAAAAATATCCATTGGGTAGGTCTTGGACATATCTCAAAAGGATATAATATTGTAACTAAGGAGGAAGCCGAAAAGTGGCTTACTAGAACAGGAATTCGAGAGGCAACTCCTGAAGAAGTAGCAAAACACTACGGCTTATAATATGAATATTTTGCGTCAGCCACCATTTCCTATTTCTCTTTCATACTCTGGATTAAATCCAGGTGAAGAGTATATTATGCAGATTTATGATGATTATTCAAAGTTAGTAGAAACATATGATGTTACTGCTAATGGTAGTGGTGTGGTTACTCAAGAACTTGGTGCTGATTTTGCAAGATATGATGCAACATATTCTCTTTATATTTATTCAAAAGATGTTCTTAATGAGGCAGATGAAGTTGTAGTTATTGATACTTTATATATTTATAGACCATATACAAACCCTCTTGATCTTGCTGAAACTGAGGGGGAATACGATAGTTACACACTATATGAAAGAACCGCTCGACAAATTATTGATATGATGACTGGTGGATTTTATTATGAAAGTAGTCAAATAGAAACACTTGGTAGTGGTGCAGATATTCTTCCAGTGTCAAAAAGAATAAATCGTATTAATTATGTTTATCAAAATAACTTACTTGTTTACAATAGATTTGATCTTTCAGCATCAGCAACTCAAGATGCCTATTTTGTAACACCAGATCACACAGCAATTAGTATTGCAGTTGGTTATGAAATTAGTAAGTCTCAATATAAAAATGTTCAACTTCCAGTAGGCGCATCAGATTCATTTATGCTGTACGGTGACGATTATGATGCAGTTAATAATATGACAGAGTATCGTGGTGTACCATTCTTTCCTGAAAAATATACATATGTTATTTATGGAGAATTTGGTTGGCCAGTAGTACCACAAGACATTCAAGATGCAACAAAAATGCTTATTGATGATATTAAGTGCAACAAACTAACATATGTTAATAGATATATTTCTGAATATCAAACAGATCAGTTCAGGGTAAAGTATAACGATCTTGCTTCTTCTGGTACAGGAAATATGATTGTTGATAAACTACTAAGCAAATATGCATCACCAATTACTAAACTAGGGGTGCTATAAGTGTACTGCGCTCCAGACTTTCTATTCTCTATGAATTTTGATGTTTATTATTCTACTGAAGAGCAAGATAAGTTTGGTAGTGAGGTAAAAGATTGGCGCTTAGATCAAACAATTCGCGGGTATGCAGAACTTCTTGGAGCAGTTGATAGAGAGGCATTAAAGAATGATCAGTTTTTTGAATATAGCAATAAACTTATTGGAAGAAGTAAGGTAGATCCTAGAATATCTTTAGAAGGTATTTATTATCCAATTAGTAGCATTCTTATTACTAATATTAGAGATGCAAATACATGCCAACAGTTTTATGTTGAATCATTTGGTGAAAGAAAGAATAAGTCTACAATATTTGAAATACTTGCAGTTGAGCCATATGTTAACCCCTGGAACGAAATTGAATATTATAAAATTCTTTTTAATAGGTCAGATGTGCAGGGTATGATTGAAGATGATTAAGACAAAAGTAAATATCAAGCAACTTAATAAAATTTTAAACAATTCTGTATCATACTCACATGGATTTTTAGAAGGAACTGAAATTAGTCAAGTACTTTTTAATGAAAAATTAGGTTTGTTTATAGAGTCTGCCTTAAAAAAATATATTGATTCAAAAGCCAGATTAAATCCAGAGCAACTACACCATGTATATGAATGGAATAAGGTTGGATCACCAAACGATAGATTATTTGACTTTTCTGTTAAAGCATCAAAAACACTTATAAATATTACAGGTAAGTTTCTAAAATCTTATTCTATACCAGAAAATGGTACTGAACCATTTGTCAATAAGGCAACTATTATGGAAAATAGAATTGCTGTAACAGTTTCTCCTAAAAATGTTAATTTTTTAGTTTTTGAAGATGATGGAGAAACAATCTTTACGCCAAACTCTGTTTATATTGCAAATCCAGGTGGGGATAAAGTAGCAGAAAGTTTTGGAAAAACATTTGAAGAATTTTTTAATGTATACTTAACTTCAGGACTACTCACATCTTCTGGATTACTATCTAAATTATCTAATCCTAAAGAATTTGCTGATTGGTTTCCAGAAGGTACAAGACAGGGAAGATTCGCTGGGATAAAGGCTGGTAAAAAATATATGGATATTCCAAATGGGTTGATTATACAATGAGTCTGGCTAATTTAGGTGTAGCACCACTTGCAATTAATGGTTATTTATGGGACACCATGAAATCTATTGAACCAAGTTTAGGATCAAAATATAAGAATAAAATTCCTATCTTTCCCCTTGGTGATGCTGCATCAGGAACTAAATCTTGGGAAAATATGACATATATGATTTATGATCGCATGTTTACTATTATGAAGAATCCATTTTATCCAATTAAGTGTGAAGAAATTAGATATTTTCTTAAAGCAAAAGAAACAGATACATTTTTGTGGGGGTCTGCAATTCAAGTAATTCTTGATAGGCAGGACGATGCTGGTAAAGATATTAATGATTGGATTAGAAATAATGGTGGTAATGATGAGTATCCATTCTATTTTCATAAATTAAGAGTTAATCAGGTAGCATCATCAATGGCTAGTGAAAAAGAAAATATTCGTGACTTTTCCATTAGAAACTTTTATGTTAGTGAGTTTATTATTGATGCAGAATATCATTATACGAAATCTCTTGAAGATTACTTATAAAAATACAGTATAATTAAAATGAGGAAACGCCCCATAGTTAATAAACTATGGAAGTAGAGGTGAAAACATATGCCATATGTAAGAGGCGACTCTAAGAAGATTATTGTAGGCGCTGCTGCCATGTTTGTTTCTGACTCTGGAGAATTTACTCCAGATGGTACAGTGTTCCCTGATTTTGTATCTGGTACACAGTATGTAGAAACACTGTCATCTTGGGCAGACGTTCGCAACGTTGGTTACACCATGAATGGTCTAGAACTACAGTTCCAGCCAGACTTCGGTGAAGTTCAGGTAGACCAAGTACTTGACGTTGCTAAACTATACAAGCAGGGTATGCAGGTTAATCTTAACACTGCGTTTGCTGAGGCTACACTAGAAAACCTATTGATTGCTATTGCTGCTCCAACATCTGACTATGATGCTGACACAATTATTGACAGCCCTGGTGAGACAAGTGGCGGAACAAAGGCTATTGCAACAACATTCAATATGTCATCTGGTGCTCTAGGTGAATGTCCACTAGAAAGAGGTCTAATTGCTGTTGGACCAGGAACTGGTGACTGTGATCCTGGAGAGTATGTAGAACGTATTTATATTGCTTACCGTGCGCTATCTATTGATAACGTAACAGTTTCTGCAAAGCGTGATGAACCTTCAATGTTTGAGGTTTCATTCCGTTTGCTACCAGCAAATAATGGTTCATACGGAAAGATTGTTGACCGTACAGTTGCTAGTGGATCATAATATAATAATTAAATAGACATTGCCCCGTCATTCTTGGCGGGGCTTTGTCATGCTATAATACTTTTACTATCAATAGAAAGGATATTTTATGGCAACATCAGTTTATGAAACTGTAGATATTGAACTTATGGACGGAAATAAGTTAAAGATGCGTCCATTAAAGATTTCTCTACTCAGAGAATTTATGAAGCGTTTTGAAGCAATTGCAGAAATTCAAAGTGATAATGATGCATCTATGGATCTACTTATGGATTGCGTTGCAATCGCCATGAAACAATATGATCCATCATTAGCAGATGATAGAGAAAAGTTAGAAGATGTTATTGATCTTCCCAGTGTTTATAGAATTATTGAAGTAGCATCTGGAATTAAGTTTGATGATCAGGGAAACGCAGTAGCGGCGGGGAATCTTGGTCTGAAATAGATCTTGTCAAACTTGAATCAGAAATATTCATGCTTGGAATATGGAAAGATTATCAGGATATAGAAGATAGTCTTTGTATGGCAGAACTTTTAGCAATTCTTATTGCTAAAAGAGAAAAAGAATATGATGAAAAAAAGTTCCTTGCCGCTCTTCAAGGAGTAGATTTAGATGGTTCTTCATCTGAAAAATCTACTGATCCCTGGGAAGATATGAAAGCCAGAGTGTTTAGTGGAGGCTCAGCAAAAGACTCTTCTGACATTGTTTCTTTGCAAGGATATAGTGCTGAACGTGCAGGATTTGGAATTGGCATGGGACTAGATTATCAAAAAATTTCAGATGCTAAATCTCCATAGTGTATAATTATTTAGAGGTGCTAAGCAGTGGCTGAAAATGTAAATGCCAATATTAGAATAGATCTTGATTCTTCAGAAGCCGTCGCTGGCTTAAAGGCACTTCAATCACAAATATCTAGTTTTAATAAGGCTGTAGTAACAAGTAATGCAGCAGCAGTTGCTGCTCAAAAGAGTATGATGAATACTCTCATTGCTCAGGTAGGGGCAACTCATCAATTTTCTACATCAATTGCTAATGTTGAAACTAGTGTTGGCAGACTTGGTAAGTCTATTGATAGAAACAAACTATCACTAGGAGAATATTTTAAATATGGAATTGCTGCCAGTGGTAGATTTGGCAGAATTTTTGAAAAGCAGCAAAAAGAAATTGTTGATCTTGCATCTGATAGAGTAAAAAGATTACAAACGCAGTATCTTGCACTAGGAGATGCTCAAAATGGTATGACTAAAGCATTAGCAGTTAGACCACTTAATCTTTTTAATGCAGACTCTGCTATTTCAATTCAAAGAATGCAACTTTTTAACAAATTGTTGCGTGATGGTAGTACATCATTAATTAACTGGGGTAAAAATACTCAGTGGGCTGGCCGTCAGTTGATGGTTGGCTTTACTGTACCGCTTACTATTTTTGGCGGTATGGCTGGCAAAATATTCATGGATTTAGAAAAGCAAATAGTTAAATTCCGTAGAGTATATGGAGATGCAACAACTCCACTAGAAGAAACTGATGCAATGATTGCACAGATTCAAGAACTCTCAAAAGAATATACTAAGTATGGTATTGCTGTTAGTGATACTATTGCTCTTGCTGGAGATGCAGCCGCTGCTGGTGCCCAGGGAGAAGCATTAATTTCTGCAACCTCACAAGCAACCAGACTAGCAACTCTTGGTATGATTGATCAGCAACAGGCTCTTGATGCTACTATTGCATTACAATCAGCATTTAGACTAAGTAATGAGCAACTTGCAGAATCAGTAAACTTTCTAAATGCTGTTGAAAACCAAACAGTCGTATCTCTTGATGATATTACACAGGCTATTCCTCTAGTTGCCCCAGTTATCCAGGGTCTAGGTGGAGATGTTCAAGATCTTGCAATCTTTATGGCAGCAATGCGAGAAGGTGGGGTAAATGCATCAGAAGGCGCAAACGCACTTAAATCAGGTTTAGCATCACTTATTAATCCAACAAAGGCAGCAAGAGAACAATTAAATAAAGGAACATTATGTAATATGACAGATGGAGGAGATGGAACAGTGGGAAGAATAATGTCAGAAGAGGAAAAAAATAATGTTAGAAAAAGAATAACTAAAGAATTTTATGAAGCTGGTGTAAAATTTGCAGCTCAAGTCAATAAAATTCCAGTTGTACAACTAACAAAAACAGGAGAATTCATTAAGACTTGGAATTCTGCTTCTGATGCAGCTAAAACACTTTTTGATGGAAATGGAATCAGTCTTATTAGAAGTTGTTGTAAGGGAATAAGAAAATCAGCAAAAGGATTTGCTTGGAAAAATTATAAAGATTATATATATGAGTGCAACTAGAGATACTGGTTTTTTAAGAAACGTCATTCAAGTACACGATACAGGAGTTAGAATAATGAGCGGATCTGAGATGCTAATGGAAATAAGCAGCTCTGGTGCGGTGACCATTACTGGCGAATTATCTGGTAGCGACTCAGCGAATGCTTTGT